ATACAACCATCAGCGTCCACGACAAGAAACACAATGCCGTCATCGGGATAATCCTTTTGATTAGATCTTAAAGTTGCACCAGATACCCTAGTTTTTTTAGTGTTAATGTAATTTAAAGATTTGACATCGGCTCTTAAAAGTTTTTTAGTCTTTCTACTTTCTATAACTATATCAAACTGACCATGATACTCTGAATTTGGATAGACGTTGTAGCCCGCTTCTAACAGTTTAGAGACGGCAAAATGTAAAGCAATGTTTCCCTTGGTGTGACCAGAGTTATCCGACAAACCTAATCATAGCCATTCTTTCAGCTCCTCGCCTAATATTTCATTAGCTATGTCTATTTTTTGTCTTAAAGCAGCAACAATTTTTTCGTCAACAGATTCTTCACAGATGATGTCAACATAATTTACTTTGTCTGTTTGTCCTATTCTATGCGCTCTGTCCTCCGACTGCAGTCTTTTCTCTAGATCATAACTATTAGAATAGTATACGACAGTTTTAGCTGCAGTCAAAGTAATCCCGTACCCTCCCGTTTGAGGGTTACCAATAAAAAAACGAACTGGAGAATCTGGGTCTTGAAAATTATCTATGCTGGTCTGCCTATGTTTTTGTTCTGTTCCACCATAATACGTGCAAAAAGACCCTTCACCAAACCTTTTGCCAATTTCTTTTGCTATATTTTCTATGTCTTGCACATAATTAGACCAGATAATTACCTTTCCCTCACACTCTTCTAGAACATCTAATAGTTCTGACATCCTATTATTTTTAACTGCCGTAATTGTGCCATCATCTGCCTTAAAATGGCCACAAGTTATTTGATGTAGTCTTAACATTTGAGTCAAGACATTCATTGTCGAACAAACTTTTTTATTCAATTCTGCAAGAGCGATAGACTTCATAGAATTGTACAATCGTTTCTGTTCTGCTGTCATTTGAACAATGCGCTTCTGATAAACTTTGTCTGGCAAATCAAGACAATCTTCTTTTAAAATCCTGTAAGAAAAATCAGACACAACAGATGAGAGCTCGTCAAGATTTCTATAACTATCATTCGGTTGAACTATCTCTACCCTGTAACCGTTTACATGAATAGTAGTCATGTTAGCGTATCGCATTTTAAACGAATTAAAAGTGTCATGCCCTAACAACTCGAAGTCTAAAAATCCACATTGAGAATATAAATCCAAAGGACTTTTAGTAACAGGGCTTCCTGTCATAATTCTTTTATAGTTTGCATGACGGCCAACGGACGATATGTTTTGAGTTCTCGCAGCTGAAGGAGTTTTTATTGACGTGCTTTCATCGACAGCCATTAAAGTTTTATACGCCCACAAAAATTTAGTCGCCTCTTCTTTGCCTGGGGCAGTAGAAAAAGATTCAACATTCATTACAAAAAACGTCAGACAAGGGTCTCTTGTTTTATCATAAAGTTGAGACAACATTTGTCTGTCTTCTTTTGTTCTTTGACTTGGAGCAACCCAATAAAACGTTCTGCAGTTAATGTGATCGGGGACATGTTTAGGTATTTCTTGTTCCACCCAGTTTTTATATACGCCTTTAGGGGCTACAATCAAAGCCGCATCAATGGCGCCTTTATCGTAAAGCATAGCAATATTGTCCAACAATATCTTAGACTTACCTGTTCCCATTTCACAGAACAGAGCGTAATTTTTCTTGTCCCAACTGCTTTCCAAAGCCTTCATTTGATGCTCGTAAGGCTTCGTCTTAAATTTATATTTCATAATTATTGTCTTGCTTTCTAAAAACAATATAATAAGTATGGAACATAATTAGTCAAGAAAGAAAAGATATGACGGTCTATTGCGTGCAAGAGCCTCCGGGAACAGCTAAAGGTATGCCAAAAGTAAATGTAACTAAAGCGTTGCATTTTGGCAACATAGAGTTTTTGTTTTCAGAGCGTGCGCAATTAGTGTACAGTAGCGGAGCTTTAGTAAGAGAATTAAGGAAAAAACTTGAGAAATTTAATGACGAAGATTATTTACTTCTTTTGGGTGATCCTGCTATCCTTGCTACTACTGGTGCTGTAGTTGCAGATGTCAACCAAGGTAAATTTAAAATGTTGAAATGGGATCGTGAATCTGCTAAGTACTATCCTTTAGAAGTTAATTTATATCAGAAAGAAAATAATTATGAGCAAGATAGATTTTGAACAGGACCAAATAGAAGCGGTCTCAAATAACGATGCAACTTCAATTGGAGATTTGTGTCAAGAATTAGTCGACATGGAAGCTGAAGTCACAGCTCTCAAAGACTTACTCAAACAAAAACAAGAAGACGTCTTAGAACTTAAACAAGTTAAAATTCCTGCATGGATGCAAGAGAAAAACTTGTCACAATTAAAATTAAATGATGGCAGTTCTATAGAGGTCAGTAATTTTTACGGAATTTCGATACCAAAAGATCCTGATGCCAGGGCTAATGCGTATCAATGGCTTCGTGACAATAACCTTGGAGATATTATCAAAAATGAAATAGCTGCAAGGTTCGGTCGTAACGAGGACGGGAAGGCGTTGGATTTTGCCAAGTTAGCCACCGCAAATGGTTATGAGGTTGAACAAACTTTAAAAGTTGAACCTCAGACCTTAAAAGCAACTCTGAAGGAACTACACCAAAAAGGTGTGGCTCTGCCACCTGAAGAGACATTTAAAACGTTTGTGGGCAGACAAGCAAAAGTAACAAGGAAAAAATAATGACAAATAAAGTAACAAAGACAAAGGCCAACGGACAAGTGATGCCGGCGGTTAGTTTAGACTTAGTGCAAGCTGATGCTGAGTCAATTAGTGGGCTAGAAAATGCTAATAGCCCAGATGATCTGGCGCTACCTTTTTTAAAGGTACTGAGTCAGTTATCCCCGCAATGCAATAAGACTAGCAACTCGTTTGTAGAAGGGGCAGAACCCGGAATGATCTACAACACTGTTAGCGGTAAACTTTATGATGGAGAAGAGGGCATAGATATTGTGCCATCTTTTTACAAAAGAGAGTATATCGAATGGGGAGAAAGAGGCAAAGGCAGTGGAGCGCCTATTGCCATACACGATGCAAACTATGACATCTCACAGGCTCCAAGGGATGCAGGTTTTCAAAACAGATTACCAAATGGTAATATTGTTGAGGAGACAGCAAACCATTTCGTTCTGGTATTGGACGGAAAAAGTTCTGAGCAGGCTTTAATTACAATGAAGTCAACTCAGAGAAAGGTGTCGCGAAAGTGGAACTCAATGATGAAAAGTCTTACCATGCAAGGTAAGAATGGTTCATTCACACCGCCATCGTACAGTCATGTTTACAGATTGAAAACTGTACCACAGTCCAATGCAAAGGGGACTTGGTTTGGTTGGGACGTATTTAAAGTAGGTCCTGTTCAAGATGCAAATGTGTACGAAACTGCAAAACTTTTTGCACTTGGCGTGAGTAAAAACTCCGTGAAAGTCGAGCATCAAGAAGAGGTGAACGTCACAAAAAAAGCGGAAGCTTTTTAAACTAAAGGGCGGCATTTTTGCCGCCCTTTTTTTGTGGTGATTCATGCAAGACAGATTTCTTATAGGTAAAATATTTAAAGGTAACGAAGTAGCCTACGGCGTTTTTAGACCCGCGAACGAAAAAGATGAACGCGGAAAAGAACAAGGCGGTCAAGGTTGGGGCCACACTGAACAACTGTCCACGGACACAGAAGTTTGGAAAGGGCATCTAGAGGGCACACAAAGCATAGGCACAGTGCCCGTGGATCATGAAGGAGAGTGCCATTGGGGTTGCATAGACATAGACACCTACAAAAATTTTAATCATGTACATTTAATTAAAAGCATAACAAGGGCGAAACTTCCCTTTGTGGTTTGTAGGTCAAAGAGCGGCGGAGCTCACGTCTATTGTTTCTTTAAGAATGCAGTCAAAGCAAAAGACTTGCAGAAAAAATTAAAACAAGCGAGTGCTCTTCTTGGATATAAAGATGCAGAAATTTTTCCAAAACAAAATAAACTATTGAGAGGTCAGACAGGAAACTATGTCAACGCTCCGTATTTTAATGAAAAGAATTGTCAAAGGTACGCACTAAAATTAGAGGACAGCGGTTTAAAAATACTGTCTTTAGAAGAATTTTATGCTGAATATGAAGAGAAGGCTCTCACAAAGATAGACGATTTAAATGTACAGACAGACATAATATTTCCAAAAGGCCCTCCTTGTAATAATTGTATAGCCCTTAATGGATGTAGTGAAGGGGGCAGAAATAATTTTTTGTTTAATTGTGCAGTCATGTTGAAAAGAATGCATGAGGAGAGCAAAGAGGACTGGTTGATGGAACTTAGAAACATTAACCAAAAATATATCGATACACCACTCAACGAAGTAGAGTTATCTAGAATATATGCGTCAGTGACAGGACACATGGAGCACGAAAATAGACAGGTGTTGGGAGACAACGTAGAGCTAGAAGAGGCAGACAATTCTAACTACCACTATTTGTGTAAGCAAGAACCCATGAGTAGTTTTTGCGACAGGGTCACTTGTATGTCAAGAAAGTTTGGCGTTCAACGGACAACGGAAGAGGGCGATGGTTACCCAGTGATTGCATCCATAGACAAAGTCTATGATGAGCCAATATTTTATTACATAACTTTTGAGAACGGTGTTGTGGCTCGGATGGAGGCGGACGATATATTTGAAGAAAAGAATTGGAGAAAAAAAGTTGGACTTATTTTAGATGCAAAGCCTCCAGGACTTGGTGCGGCTAACTTTGACGATTGGATGCGCACTCAAATGAGAGATCGCATGACACACGTTCAATTGCCAGAAGGTGTGGGTCGATACGATAGAATTAAACAATCTATAAACGATTGGTTTACTGGAACAGGGGCAGGAGACGACAACACAAGTTTATTAAAAGGGTCTTCATGGTATGATGAAAAAAAGAAAGTAATTTATTTTAAGTATTCTGATTTGTATAGCGCTCTAGTTTCTGTCAAAGCTATACGAGAAACTCCGAAAGAATCTTCAACACTCATGGACTTTTTAAAAAGACCAGCAGAGGGAGACAATCCAGGCCTTGGTGCAACACAGGCTAGATTAAATATTGGAGGCAAAACAAAGTTTGCTTGGGCCATCAAAGAAGAAAATTTAAACTTAGAGCAAGCAGAACTAGAACCAAAAGAAATAATTAAGGAGGATCCATTATGAGTGTAAAAATAAAAGAGGCGGAGAAAATATTTGGCCCGCCAGGAACAGGGAAAACAAGACGATTGATTACTAAAGTTAGTTGGCTGATCAATGAAAAGAAAATAGATCCGGAGGATATTTGTTACATAACATTTACAAACAAAGGCATAGACGAAGTTCGTGAACGATTAAAGGTGACAAAAAAGACTGATGGTTACGAATCATTTGCAACGATCCACGGACTATGTAACGGATTTTTAAAAGGCAAAGAATCTCGTTTAGTCTCGGAAGGAGACTTTGAGTATTGGGCTAAGAAAGAAGACGGCGATCTTAAAAAAGAATTTGGTGGTGATCTAGATAATAATTTTGTTATACAAGTTTATAATCTTTATCGTGTAGCAAACATTTCTTTGCGTGAAGCATTTACAAAATTGAACGAAAGAAATTATAAATGGAACAGGCTTGAGGGGTACATAAAGAGTTGGGAATTTTTCAAACAAAACAATAAGTTACATGATTTTACTGATCAGATACTTAACGCTTTGGACGTGGACAGGTTCAAAGAATACAAAGCTGTGTTCCTAGATGAAGCTCAGGATTCTTCCTGGTGTCAGTGGCAAGTAATTAAAAAGATTATGGACAAAGGCTCTGTTGAATATTTGTACATCGCAGGCGACGACGATCAGGCAATCTTTGATTGGAATGGTGGCGAAGTTAAATATTTTTTAAATGCGTACACTTCTGTTTGTAAATCAAAAGTTTTAGAGAAGTCATACAGACTAACGAACCAGCACATACATTTTGCAGAACAAATAAGTTCTGACATAAAATACAGACAAGAGAAAGAATATCATTCTGATCATGAACACTCTGGTGAAATTCATTACACAGATAGATTTTCACAAATTCCTATCAAGGACGGACAGAGCTGGACAATCATGGTGACCGGTTCTTCTGTCATGTCAGAGTTAAAAGATCTTTTGATACGGCAAAGGGCTTGGTTTGTACAGACAACGGCCAAGGGTTACGTTCATTATCCTGTTGGCGCAAAGATCATAGCCGCATTGAAATGTTTTTTTACTTTGCATCAAGACAAGTATGTAACACGATCGGAACTTTTAAATTATAGAACATTAGTTAAACCAAAAAACTTTAAACCAAAACAACTAGAAGAACTTGATCCAGATCAATTGTACAAAGCACAGGATTTAAAAGATATGTTTGGTCTAGATTTTTCTGTTGATTGGAAAGAGGCGTTTGCAAACGTAAACAACCCAGAATGGAACAGGAAGAAAAAATATATAATGGATTGCATAGATCAAGGTGTTGATATTTTTGATAAAAAGCCTAAGATAAAACTTTGCACAATACACAGCATGAAGGGTGGAGAAGACGAAAACACAGTCGTTGTTGGCAACATGGAAATGCCTTTTTATAAAAAGTATAAAAGTTTTGATCATGTTGAGAAAGACACAATTAAGAGAATGTTTTATGTTGCGTGCACAAGAGCAAAACAAAGGATGTATATTTACATGTGTCCTAATTTAAAGTTTCGTTTTGATTTCGACAAAATGTACAGAACATACAAAGAGAGAAAGGAAGTAGCATAATGGGATGGAGAGATACACAAGTTGACGGCGCTCACTATAAAGCTTTGAGCGTACAGCCCACAGACTATATTGTGAAAAACAAATTAGGCTGGAGAGAAGGCAACATTGTAAAATACATAACTCGTCACTCTGAAAAAGGAAAAGCAAAAGACGTTAGAAAGATAATACATTTCGCTTTAATGATTTTGGAGGATGAGTATGGAGAACAATACCAAATTAAAGCCGTGGATTGAGTGGATGTTTGAAGAAAATTTTCCAGATTTATCACAAGAAAAATATCTTGCGGTTGACTTAGAAACTTGTGACTTAAAACTATTAACGCATGGCTCAGGTTGGGCAACAGGGAACGGATATGTTACAGGCTTCGCCCTTGCCACAAAAGACTGGCAGGCGTACTACCCGATAGCTCACGAGAAAGGGCCAAACATGGATCCGGACAAAGTTATTCCTTGGATCAAAAAGACACTATCCTACAACATGCCTAAAATATTTCACAATGCCTCCTATGATATAGGTTGGCTCAGACACATGGGCATAACCGTCAATGGTACTATACACGACACCATGATTTCAAGTGCTTTAATAGATGAAAATAGATTTTCGTTTACTTTGAATAGTTTAGCTAAAGATAAATTAGGTGCCACAAAGAATGAAGACGAGCTTGTAAAGTACGCTCAGGACGCAGGGATCAATCCAAAGAAAGAAATGTACAAAATACCGGCTATGTATGTAGGACATTACGCGGAACAAGATGCACGGCTCACGTACGATTTGTTCTTTTATAATCAAAAAGAAATAGAAGAGCAGAAACTTCAACAGATATATGATCTCGAAACACGGTTGCAACCTTGTTTGATTGACATGCGAGCACACGGTGTTCGCGTTGATCTACAGGCGGCAGAAGAAGCAAAGAAGGCTTTGATTACCGATGAGGAAGCGGCACTGTTTCAAATAAAAAAATTATCGGGGGTTGATGTAAATGTTTGGGCGGCCGCTTCTGTGGCCAAAGCATTTGATAACATGCATATATCCTATAGCAGAACACCGACTGGCAAGCCGAGCTTTACAAAAAACTTTTTGTCAAAACACAAGTCGGATCTTGCACAATTGGTTGTGAAAGCCAGAGAATCAAACAAAGCGCACACAACGTTTATTGATAGTATCATGCGTCACCAGCACAACGGACGGCTACACTCTGAGATACATCAAATGAGAAGTGATGACAAAGGCACGGTGACTGGACGATTTAGTTATAGCAATCCAAACCTACAACAAATTCCTGCCAGGAACAAAAAGATCAAGAACAAAATACGTTCTTTGTTTATACCAGAGGAAGGAAAGAAGTGGGGAAGTTTCGACTACTCTCAACAGGAACCACGAATGGTTGTGCACTTTGCAGAAAGAATAAATGAAGTAGATGGTTTTTCATATGAATCAAAACGTGCAACCATGGACACAAAACGTTTTATCGAGGGCTACAGAAAGGGCGAGGCGGACTTTCACAAAATGGTAGCGGAGATGGCTGACATAGAGCGAGACACGGCTAAAACGATTAACCTTGGACTGTTTTATGGCATGGGCCAGGGCAAATTAAAAGAGACCTTGGGCGTCGACGATGACACAGCTCAGATATTAATCAACGATTACAATGATAA